TGGCACTAACAGCAATACTCAATCTACCCCTGCTGATTTGAACGAGACTTCCTTGGAAGCCGCCGTTATTCAAATCGCTGCATGGACAGATGAGCGTAGTTTGTTAATCGCTGCTAAACCTAAGAAGTTAATCGTTCCACCTGCACTCCAGTTCGTTGCTACCCGTCTCTTAGAGACTCAGCTTCGTGTTGGTACCGCAGACAACGACATTAACGCTATCGTAAACAATGGTTCGATCCCAGAAGGTTATTCAGTAAATAACTACCTGACCGATCCAAATGCTTACTTCCTCTGTACTGATGTTCCAAATGGTATGAAGCATTTCGTTCGTACTCCTTTGAGCAACAGCATGGACGGTGACTTCGATACTGGTAACGTCCGTTACAAGTCTCGTGAGCGTTACAGCTTTGGCTGGTCTGATCCCCTCGGTATGTGGGGTTCTGCTGGAGCCTAATTAGGCTAATAAAAAGGGGAGCCAAAAACTCCCCTTTTTTTATTTGTTTGTAGTAAGATTATTAAAACTGGGAAAAACCAGCTTATTAGACTGCCCCAGCAGACGCATACAAGACTAATAAGCTTAACTCTGTATGGAGAATTATTATGGCACGTACTACCTTTTCGGGTCCAGTGGCATCCGATAACGGCTTTATCACTGATATTACAAATACCTCTACAGGTGCAGCTACATTCAATGCTAGTACTACTTCTGTCACAATGACGGGTGTTGGCGGCACGGGTGGACGTACTTTGTTTGAGATGGATACCAACGTAGCTTTGGGTTCGTTTTCTAACGCCCTGAAAGCCCAAGTTACCTATGGTGCTACAGGTCGCACAACAGGTTTAGGTTCAGCTTTTGTGGCTGAATTAAGCCTTTCAGCAGGCACTTCTTCAGGTACTTATGCTCCTGTTGAAATTGAGCTTAACTGTGCTTCTGGAGCATCTACTGGCACAAATACCTCTTTAATTTACGCTTCTGTTAATGGTACAGGCGCAGCAACTGTTGATACCAACGGTTATTTGCTAAACCTTGCTGGCGTAACTGTTGCTGGTGCTAAATTAGCCGCTACTGGTACTATTACCAACGTTAATGAGATTACTCATGGACTGCGTGTAAAAATTGCTGGTAGTGATTATTACCTGCTTGCTGCTACTGCTGCTAACTTTAATGCCTAATGGCTGCGTTAGATAAAGCGTACCTGTTGGATTTGAGAAATCAGGCACTTGAGCAACGGCAAAAGTACTTAGATCTTATCCAACAGGCTAACGGAGCAATTGCAATGGTGGACGTATTGTTGACCGAATTAGATCGACAAGACCCACCAGCAGAACATAAAGAGGATTAATTATGGGTATGCAATATGATGTAAAACAAGGACACTTAAACGAAAGTGGTTTCTTTGTTCTTGGACGCAACCGTGTTAAGGCTGTTTCTTTTTTTGGTGGCGGTGGAACTTTAGTGTTATTTGACACGACTTCTGCTCCTGTTACGTCTAGTGTTACTTATGCACAAAGTGGTACAACCGTAACCGTAAGTAAAACAGCGCACGGTCTAGCTACAGGTGATGTAGTCGGTATTCACTTTGACGCAAATACAGGCGTATCCGCAACGGACGGCAATTATTCTATTACTAGAGTAGATGCAAATTCGTTTACATTAACTGACATTAACTCACGCACAATTACAAGTACTGCGGCTATATATGTTAGCGGGGTAAATCGTTGGTTAATGACTTATGAAACGCACTCAACGGACGAGTTCCAAAACGCTCCGCTTATTCCTGGCGAGGGTGTATTAGCAGCTAATGGGATTTATGCGTATATGAGTGCCATAGATTCAGCGCAGATTTACTATGGCTAAGACTCCTGCGTGGCAACGCAAAGAGGGCAAAAACCCTGAAGGTGGCTTAAATGCCAAGGGCAGAGCTTCGTATAACGCAGCCAATCCTGGTAAGCCTGGACTCAAACGTCCACAACCAGAAGGCGGTTCAAGAAAGAAATCGTTCTGTGCCCGTATGTCAGGTATGAAGAAAAAGCTCACATCTGCTAAAACTGCTAACGACCCCGATTCACGCATCAACAAGTCATTACGTGCTTGGAACTGCAAAGAAGGCGGAGCAGTTCGTGGTGGCGGGTGCGAAGTCCGTGGCAAGACTAAAGGGAAGATGGTATGAGTGACACAAAAACAACAGAACTGCCTTATATGGGCAAACCAAAAGATTACGAAAAAGATGTTTCAAACTATCAGATAAAAGAAAATGTTGATAGACGTAATTTAGCTCCATACGAGAAAAAAGGTAGAAGTGGTGGCGGTGGCGGTGGCGGTGGCGATCCAATGCCTTTGGACAAAATGATAAAAGCCAAAAAGTTTAATTACAAATCAGGCGGTAAGGTATCTTCTGCCTCTAAACGTGCTGACGGTATTGCAGTTAAAGGTAAGACTAGAGGACGAATGGTATGAATATATTGGAACTTTGGACTGGTGGACTTACAATATTTATAGCGTTTATTGGATACGTCATGCACGAAAAGTTCAACGAATTAAAACGGATTGATATTTTATTAAACAAAACCCGTGAGGAGGTAGCACGTGATAACGTCACTAAAGCAGAAGTTGACCGCATTGTTGAACACATGGACGCAAGGTTTAACAAACTTGAAGACAAAATTGACCAACTTATTAAAAGGTAAGTAATGCCAAGTGCTTCAAAAAAGCAACATAATTTCATGGCGGCTGTGGCTAATAACCCTAAGTTTGCCAAAAAGGTTGGCATTACTAAATCTGTTGGAGAAGATTTTATGGAAGCGGATAAAGGTAAAAAATTTAGAACTGGTGGATCAACTAATCCAGCTAAAGGTAAAATTAATAGGCCCCAATCAAATCATGGAATGATGCAGTTACCAAATGTTAGTTTAGAAAGATTTAAAGGTAAAAAAACGGGTGGTACTTTAACTAAAAATGAAAAGGTAAATGATATGAAAAAGATGAATCCAGGCATGATGGCTATGATGGCAAAAAGAAAATCTTCTATGGCTGATAAAGATATGCCTATGAAAAAAGGTGGTATGCCGATGGTAATGAAAGATGGTAAAAAAGTACCAGCGTTTGCTGCTGATGGCAAAGGCAAAATGGCTAAAGGCGGAATGGCGCACTCAGATGTAGCTAAAGACAAGCCAATGATGAAGACGGTAGCCACTAAAGCCGTTAAGGGTCACGAAAAGCGTATGCACGGTATGGCTAAAGGCGGCGGCATTGAGATCAAAGGCAAGACCAAAGGCAAGATGATCGCTATGAAATCAGGCGGTAAGGCTTGCTAAATGCCAATAGAGCCTATTGACCCTTCTAAAAAAGTTGGCGATGGTAAGAGTGATAAATACACTCCTCCCAAGGAAAAGTTTGGTCCTAGCGAATACGACAAAGCGGCGGAAAAAGTGAAACAAGATAACGAAAAAGCTAAGGCTGATGCACATAAGATGGCAGAAGAGCAAAGAGCTAAAGCTAAAGCTGAAAGCCCACGCACTTATACCGAGAGGTTACAGGATATGGGTAGATTACCTAGCGGTAGTGGTAGCACTGGCATACCAAAAACTAACCGTGATATTACTAAGAATCACAAAGCGGGCGGTAAGGTATCCTTCGCCTCTAAACGAGCAGATGGCATAGCAATTAGAGGAAGGACTAGAGCATGAGACCAAGTCGTGGCATGGGTGATATAAACCCCTCTAAGATGCCTAAAGGTAAGAAAAAAGCCCGTAGGGATGATACCGACTTCACCCAATATAAAGAGGGTGGTAAAGTCAATGCTGCGGGTAATTACACTAAACCAGGTTTGCGTAAACGGATTGTTTCTCAAGTTAAAGCCGCTGCAACACATGGTACTGGTGCGGGTCAGTGGTCAGCTCGCAAGGCTCAACTAGTAGCAAAAAAATATAAGGCGTCTGGTGGTGGCTATAAATGAGTGGTTTAGCAAAATCTCAGCGTTCTTTAAAAGCTTGGGGCGACCAAAAATGGACAACCAAGTCAGGGAAGAAGTCGTCCGAGACGGGGGAGCGATACCTGCCAAAAAAAGCAATCGAAGCCCTAAGCCCAAGCGAGTACGCAGCAACAACACGAGCAAAGCGGGCGGGAAAAGCACAAGGAAAACAGTTCGTGCCCCAGCCAAAAACAGTAAAAGCAAAAGTAAAACCGTATAGGAAGATATGAGTACTTCAGGCACAACAGCTTTTAACTTAGACCTTAATAACCTCATTGAAGAGGCGTTTGAGAGAGCTGGTGCGGAATTGCGTACGGGTTATGACATGCGGACTGCTCGTAGGTCTTTGAACCTTTTAACAATTGAATGGGCTAATCGTGGTATTAACCTGTGGACAATAGAGCAAGGTCAGATTCTGTTAACTACAGGACAAGGCTTATACCCAATGCCCGTAGACACTATTGACATTCTAGATGCTGTGGTGCGTCAAAACAACGGCGTACAAAGTAACCAAGTTGATATTAATATCACTCGTATTTCAGAGTCTACTTGGGCAACAATCCCCAATAAATTAGCTCAAGGACGTCCTATTCAGATGTGGTTTAACCGCCAGTCGGGGCAGTCTAATACGTCCTCAGCAACCCTAGCCAGTACGATTACTTCGACAGCTACGACTATCCCAGTTTCTAACGCTAGTTACTTATCGACTACAGGCTTTATTAAGATTGACTCTGAAGTCATGAGTTACTCAAATGTAACGGGTAATAATCTAATTAATGTAAATCGTGGACAAAACGGCACGACTGCTGCGGCGCATACTGCGGCTGCGGTTATTACAGTTCAAAACTTACCCGCTGTTAATCTCTGGTTAACACCAGACGCAGGCGGTGGTCCGTATACCTTTGTCTATTGGAGACTACGTAGAGTCCAAGACGCTGGCACAAACGGCACGGTAGAGCCTGATATCCCATTTAGACTACTACCTTGTATGGTGGCTGGACTTGCTTTTTATATGGCTCAGAAATTACCTGATGGACAAATGCGATTACCGTTTTTGAAACAGGAATATGAAGAGCAGTGGCTTTTAGCTTCCACAGAAGACAGAGAAAAAGCGGCAATTCGTTTCGTCCCTCGGAACATGTTCTATGCCTAATAAATTTAGTAGTGGTAAGTATGCGATTGCTGAATGTGACCGATGTGGTCAGCGGTATAAGCTAAAGGAGCTTAGAAAATTAACGATTAAGACTAAGCAAGTAAACATCAAAGTATGTCCAAGTTGTTGGGAGCCAGATCAGCCACAGTTGCAGTTAGGGATGTATCCAGTGGATGATCCACAAGCTGTACGGGAACCACGCCCTGATGTAAGCTATCAAGTATCTGGAAGTAGCGGTTTGCAGATTAACGGAACAAATGACACTACCTTACAGGGTGTTGGTTTTCCAGAAGGTGGTAGTAGAATATTTCAGTGGTCGTGGAATCCTGTTGGCGGTGCTAGAGACGATGGACTAACACCTAATAATTTAGCCCCAAGTTGTTTAGTAGGTTCAGTAACGATAGAGATAACATGAAAATTTGTACAAAATGCAAAACTAGCAAGTCGTACAGTGAATTTTATAAACAGTCTTTGAATAGTAAAGATGGTTATCAAAGCCATTGCAAAAAATGTGACAATATCCGTAAAGAAAAATGGAAAAAAGTTAACCCAGATAAAGCAAAATTACACGCTAAAACAGCGGATTTAAATAAATATAGTTCTAGTAAAAACATCATTCTTGCTAGAAACAAGTTGTGGAAACAACAAAATCCTGAAAAAGTGTTAGCTATGGATGCAAAACGTAGGGCGTCTGTTTTAAAAAGAACACCTAAATGGTTAACCAATAACGATTTTTGGATAGTAGAAGAGGCATATGAGCTTGCTGTTTTAAGAACAAAAATGTTTGACTTTCCTTGGCACGTAGACCATATAATTCCATTACAAGGCAAATATGTGTCTGGGCTTCATGTGCCTAGTAATCTACGAGTTGTGCCAGGCTCGGAAAATTTGGCTAAAGGTAATAGTTATTTAATTTAAGGAGTTGAAAATGTTTAAGAAAAGCGCAGATGGTATTGCTAAAAAAGGCAAGACT